CAATCCAAATAGGATCATATGGATCTGCATCTTATGGAGATCTTGATGGTTATCTTTCAAACTTTAGAATTGTAAATGGCACTGCTGTTTATACTAGCAATAACTTTACTGTACCAACTTCGCCACTAACTGCAGTAACCAATACTAAATTATTAACTTTAAATGAATCTGATGGAATTACTGATGATAGCAGTAGTAATCACACATTAACTAAAGTTGGAAATGTTACACAACATGCATCTAATCCTTTTCCGGGCAATACTATAGGTTATGGTTCATTATATTTTGATGGCACAGATGACTATTTAACTGTTGCTTCATCTTCTGATTTTGCACTTGGAACAGGAGATTTTACCATTGAGGGTTGGGTTTATTTCACTGATACAAGTTATGAAGCTGGTTCAAATAGAAGAATTTTTGCTTTACATAATGGTGGTAATGCAGTAGATAATTTGCAAATTATTATAGATGAAGGTAGTTATAGTGTCAATGGTGATCTTTTAATTTTTACAAATAGTGTCTTAGTGAATTTAAATACAGACCTAAGAAGTGCATGGCATCATATAGCACTTGTTAGATCATCAGGTACTTTAAAATTTTACTTAGATGGCGTTGAAAAAGATAGTGCAAGTAACACACAAAATTATTCTCCTAATTCTGGATCTCCTACACCTCTTATGGGTCAAAGAGGAGATAATAAAGGTGATTATAATGGTTATATTTCAAATCTTAGAATGGTAGTTGGTACTGCTGTTTACACTTCTAACTTTACTCCATCAACAACTCCATTGACTGCTATTACAAATACTAAATTGTTAACAGCACAACGATCAACACCTTTGAGTGTTACTTCTGGATCAACTAGATTTGATGGCACTAATGATAAACTTGTTGTTTCTTCAACTAATATTATTAATTCTCTTGCAAATTTTACTGTTGAAGCATGGGCATTTTATGATATTGATGCACCTAGTGATGAACAAAATGTTTTAGAATTTAATACAGGTACACGAATAATATTTGGTAGAAGAAAAACTGCTAGTGGACTTAATGCAATTTATATTTATAGTGCTGCTACTAGTGATTTATATACTAATAATGCAGCTCACGACATAATTTATAATAGATGGGTTCATTTAGCTTGGGTTAAAGAAGGTCAAAATTTTCGTATGTATATAGATGGGAAGAATGTAGCAGGGAATAATAATAATTCAGCAACAAATATGGCCGCAACTCCTTCAGCAAGTTTAATTACTATCGGTATGAACTCTGATGGTAATGAACGAATGGATGGATATCTATCAAATGTAAGAGTTTCAAGTACAGCTAGATATAGTGCAGATTTTGCTGTACCAACTTCAGCTTTTAGTAATGATTCAGATACAATTTTATTAACTTGTCAGAATAGTACAGGATCAATTACTGATGCAAGTAGTAATAATCATACTATAGTAGAACATGGTGGCATATCTGCTAATACTTTTAATGTAAAATTTATAGCTACAGATCAAAGTACATCTAATCATAGTATAACTGCTAATGGCAATACAAGAAATGCTGTAAATTGGCCTTTTAATTATAGTGGATAATAGGAAAACTTAATGTCTTTTGGTGTATTATCATTTAGTGAAGATGCATTTTCAAGTGAAGGAAGTGCTAATGTAGATATTACACCATCATCTTTATCTGCTACATTATCTCTAGGATCAATTACAGTACAAGGTGCAACAAGTGTACAGTTACCTAGTTTATTACTATCAACAGATTTAGGAACTATTGCATTTAGTGGTGATGCTAGTTTTGTTCTAGATGATGTTACTGCAACATTAAGTATTGGCACAGTGCTATTCAGTGGAGATGCTAATACTTCATTATCAGGATTACCTATAACTCACAACATAGGTAATATTAGCATTATAGGTGATGCAAATGTTAGTGTAGCTGTTTTTATAGGAAACAATGAAACACAACTAACAAGTAATATAGGTACAGTTACAACATCAGGTACTGCTTCATTTGAACTATCTTCTGTTAATGGAACACTTGCTTTAGGAACTGTTACATTAAGTGGTGATGTTAATTTTGTAATTGAAAGTAATGCATCTTTTTATGGTACAGATACATACGGAAATGGTATTTTTATTCCTAATAGTTTTCTGTCACCATTAACAACTGAAGTAGGAACAATAACTGTTGTAGGTAATGCCGATGTAACATTACCAAGTATTACTGCAACATTATTACTTAATGAGCCAAGTGTAGTAGGTAATGCTGAAATAACTTTAACATCATTAGGTTTATTATCAACAGCAATAGGAACAGTAACTACTACAGGAAATGCAAACTTAACATTACCTTCTTTAGAAGTAATAACAACTTTAGGAACAATATCTATTGTAGGAGATGCTAACATAACCATTAGTGGTTATTCAATGCAATTAAGTTTTGAAGATGTAATTATAACAGCAATTAGACAAGATGATTATAGTAAAATTAGAACTGTATTTGTTCCTTATAGACAACACAACATAAGAAGTAAAAATAACATAGCAAATCAAAATAGGACTGTAATTATTCCACCAAGAAGTCGTATTGTTAAAACAACAAAAGTAGCAGCATAAAGGAAAAGAAATGTCGTTTAAATGGCCTAATAAAGATCCAGATGAAACACTAGACTATAGCATGGATTGGTCTAGATTTTTAGGATATGATCACTCTACAAGTTCAGGTGCAACTATCGTATCAAATCTTTGGTTTATCGATGATGCTAGTGGTGTAAAGACACAAATTAGTACTACAGAAAATACAACAGTTAATGGTATAACAACTGTGTTTAGTGGCATATTAAGGGATAGTACAAATACTGTATGCACAATAAGATTAAGTAGTGGAACTTTAAATACTACATATAAAATTACATCACAAATAACTGATAGTACAGGTCTTATATCTGAACGTGTAGTTAAATTACGTATTAAGGAAAACTAATATGGCATATAATTATTTAGATTTAGTTAATGAAATTAATAGAAGACTAAATGAAGTTGAGTTAACATCAACAAATTTTTTAACATCTAAAGGTTTTTATCATACAGCAAGAGATGCTGTTAATTCTTCTATAAGACATATTAATCACGAAGAGTTTAATTGGCCTTGGAATCATAGAGAGGAAGAAGAAGTATTAACTGCAGGTGTTATAAGATATCCTTATCCTGAAGATGTAAAAGTATTAGATGAAAAAAGTTTCAGAATAAAAAGAAATGATACATTAAGTGTGGGTACTAGAAAATTAAATTCACTAGATTATCAAGAATATCTTGACAGATATATAGATCACGAGTATAATACGAATACATCTATTCGTGGAGTACCTAACTTTGTAGTACGTACACCTAGTCAAGAGTTTATATTTTATCCTTGTCCAGATAAAGCATATGAAATTGTATATGAGTATTATCAAAATCCTGTTATACTAGAACAAGCTAGTGATGTACCATCTATACCTCAAGAGTTTAGACATGTAATTGTAGATGGTGCTATGTATTATGCATATCAATTTAGAGGAGATGCACAAAATTCACAGCTATCACAAAATAAATTTAAAGAAGGTATTAAATACATGCGTAGTATTTATATCAATCGTTATGAGTATATTCGTTCTACTGTTATAGATCGTGGATCTGGTGGTATTAATCCAAGAGTATTTTAATGGCAACAGGTTGGCAAACATTTCCTGTAGAGTTTAAAGGTGGATTGATATCTAATCTAAGTCCTTTACAACATGGTACGCAAGCAGTAGGTAGTGCTAGTATATTACAAAACTATGAACCATCTTTACAAGGTGGATACTCTAAACTAAGAGGTTATAGTAAATTTAATAGTAATAAAGTAGAAGTTAGTAGTAATAGTGGTGGTACAAATTTAATAACAGGATTAAAATTAGTAGATGTAAATACAGCTATTGTTACACGATTAGATAGTGCGTCAGCAAATAGCATATATTATCATGTAACGCCTAGTGCTATAACTGTAGCACATGCTGTAGGTGGTGGAACAGATCATGCAAGTAGACAAGCATCTCCAAATAAAATACGTAGCACTGTGTATAATTTTAATGGTACAGATAAAGCTGTTTTTGTAGATGGAGTAAATTATCCTGCATTTTATAATAGTGCATCTAATGCAAATTCTTGTATAACTTTTATTACAGCTAGTTCAAGTGGTACACCTGCAAATGTTTTGGGTGCTAAGTTTGTAGCAGTATTTAATGATTGTTTATTTTTTGTAGTTGGTAATAATTTATTATCTATGCAAATAAAAACTGATACAGACTTTGCAGGTGGTCAACCAAGTGTAACAAATTATGCTGATGAGATAACAGGATTAATACCTTTTCGTGATCAGTTAATTTTATTTACTAGACAAGCTATATTTAAAATAACAGGTACGTCAGGTCAATTTAAATCTGCAGAAATTACTACACAAATAGGTTGTATAGAACCAGATACAGTAGCAGAAGTTGGTGGTGATATTTTATTCATGGCCCCTGATGGTATAAGATCATTAGCAGCAACTGATAGAATAGGTGATTTTAGTTTAGATGTTGCATCTGCTCCTATTAAAAAAGATATTGATAATTTTGTTAGTGGATCTTTTCATGCTGTAACATTAAGAGAAAAAGCACAATATAGAATATTTCAATTTGAATCTGCTATACAAGATGAAGCAGCAGAAGGGTATTTAGCAACTAAATTTATTGCTCAGGGTGGTACAGGATTAAGTTGGGCAAAGATTGTGGGTATTAATGTTTACATAGCAGATTCACGATACATGGGTCAAACAGGTGTTAGTAATGAATTAATATTATTTGCTAATGATGATGGCTTCCTATATAAAATGGATACTACAGATACATTTGATGGTACAGCAATACCTTCTTTATATCAATCGCCACCAATGCCTATATCTGATCCATTAGTTAGAAAAACATTTTATAAGTTAATACTTTATATTGATGCAATCGGTATATTTAATAGTACAATAACTTTAAAATATGATGAGGGTAGTCCTGATGTAATACAACCTACTCCTATTTCACTAGCATCAGGTATACAAAATGCTATCTTATATGGTGGCAATACATATGGAACTTCTACATCTTTGTACGGATCAGAATTAGACACCATATATGTAAACAATGTAATAGGATCAGGTAAAACTGTAACTTTACGTATTGAAGATAATACAACTACAGCTAATTATAGATTAGATACAGCATTACTAGAATATGCTAATAATGACAGACAATAAGGAACTTAACAATGGCAGGATATACTAGACAAGATACAAATGATAATATTGCAACAGGTAAAGTTATCAATGCAAGTGACTTTGATAATGAGTATAATGCAATACAGACAGCTTTTAATGCATCAACAGGACACAAACATGATGGCACTGCAGCTGAAGGTGCTAGAATCACAGTCATAGGTCCTGCAGGTAAATTTAATACAGATGCAAATGCCTTCTTTCCTACAAATACAGGAACTGTAGGACTAGGTAAACAAAACTTTGTATTTAAAGATTTACATATAGATAATATAGTTGCAGATGGTAATACTATTTCTACTATCACATCTGGTAATTTAATTGTAGATCCGTATACATATAAACTAGAAGTAAAAGGTGGTACTACAGGTGGTTCTACATCAGGTATGATACAATTAAATTGTGAAAACAATTCACATGGTCAAACAATACAAGCACAACCACATAGTGCAGGTGTTACAAATAAAATGTTATTACCTGCAGGTGCAGATAGTACACTTGTATCTTTAGTGTCTGCTGACACACTTGAAAATAAAACATTAACAACTGCTACATTAACTACTCCTATATTTAGTGGTATATCTACTACTGGATCAGGTAACTTACAAGTTAAACCTGCAACAAGTATATTAGAAGTTCAAGGTGATGGTAGTAGTGTTGAAGGTCAAATAAAACTTAATTGTCATGTTAATAGTCATGGACAAACTATTAAAGCACAACCTCATAGTGAATCTGTAACAAATACTATGTTGTTACCAAAAGGAGCTAATAGTACATTAGTATCTCTTGTATCTACTGATACACTAACAAATAAAACTATTGACTTAACTGACAATACTATTTCAGGAACTACTGCTGAATTTAATACAGCTTTAAGTGATGGTTCTTTTGCAACATTAGCAGGTTCAGAAGCACTAACAAATAAAACTTTTAATGCTGATAACTCTGCATCAGGTAATACACTTAGTAATGTAGCATTTTCTCATCTTGCAGGTAGTACGTATGTTACAGAATCTGAAGGTATAGGAAGTAATGATAATGATACAACTTTACCAACAAGCGCAGCTGTTAAAGATTATGTAGATACACAAGTAGCAGGAGTGCCAACTGGTGATATAACAGAGGTAACTGCAGGTACAGGTTTAACAGGTGGTGGTGCTTCTGGTGCTGTTACTTTAAATGTAATAGGTGGCACAGGTATTACTGCTAATGCTAATGATATAGCTATAGACAGTACAGTTGCTACATTAACAGGTACACAAACACTTACAAATAAAACTTTAACAAGTCCAAAAATAAATGAGAATGTAGCATTATCAGCAACAGCTACTGAATTAAACAGATTAGATGGTGCTTTATTCGGTGGTGCTGCATCTGGTAAAGCTGTAATCCTTGACAATGGTGGTAATTTTATTAATGACTTAGGTTCATTTAAAACACAAGGTTTTATAGATCAAGGTGATTATAACAGTTTATCTGCAGGTACACATACATTAGATTGGACAGATCATGGATATCTAGTCATCCTTTTAACAGGTAATGTAACCCTAGTTATGGGTTTACCTGCACTAGTTGGAGGTACTGGAAACGAATCTGGTGTTAGTGCTGCTGCATATTGCACATTAAAAGTTGTGCAAGATGGATCAGGAAGTCACTCCATACAATGGCCTAGTAGCACTGTATTAAAATGGGCAGGTGGAACTGCACCAACATTAACAGGAACTCCAAATTCATGTGACGTATTTACATTTTTTTGTCACGATACTGCAGCAAATGGAAGTTTAGGTAGTTGGTATGGTTTTACTGCAGGACTTAACGTATCATAGGAAAATAATATGAGTAAAAGAATGCAAATGGGATCAAGTGGAAGCTTCGGTGGAAGTGGTAATAGTGGATCATTTAGTGATTCTAGTGAGGTTTTTTCTACTGATTTATATAGAGGAAATAGCTCTAGTGTAACCATAACTAACAATATAGATCTTGCAGGTGAGGGTGGTTTAGTTATACTTAGAGGTCGTAATCCCGGAGGCCATGCTGAATTTTTTGATACTGAAAGAGGTGGTACTAAACTATTAGAGTGTGGTGGTACTAGATCAGTAGACGATGAATATACTGTAGCAAATGCTGCAGGAATAACATTTAATTCTAATGGTTATGTAATAGGTAATGATCAAACACCACGTAACTACAATCAAAGTAATGGATCTTACTTTGGTTATACATTTAGAAAAGCACCTAAGTTTTTTGACATTGTAACTTATACAGGCAATGGAACAAATCAAGCAATAGCACATAATTTAGATTGTGAAGTGGGAATGATTTGGGTAAAAAGAAGAGATGATACTTCTAACTGGTATGTATTTCATAGAAGAATGAACTCTACAAATTCACATTTAGGTTATTTAACACTCAATACAAATAATGGATATATAACTAGTTCGCCATCTGCTTTAGAATGGAATAATACTGCACCTACTACTACACATTTTACTGTAGGAAATCATACGCATCTTAATGCAAGTGGTGGTACATATGTTGCTTATTTATTTGCACATGATACAGATGCAGACAGTATTATAAAATGTGGTGACTTTACTGTATCAAATAATGTACAGACTGCAGGTCAGTTTTTTGATACAGAGTTTGGATTTGAGCCTATGCATGTTACGCTTAAAGCTATATCTCGTTCGCAAGAATATAAGGTATATGATACAACAAGAGGTTTAGGATTTGATCAAAACGGAGAGTGGAATTGGAATGGTGGAGGTAATGAAGCTACCCCTGCTAGTGGGGGTATGTATAATGGTTTTATGCCTATGTCAAAAGGATTTTTAATTAAACCTTCAAATGGAAATCATCCTGTTTATAATAGTGCATCATATGTATATACAGTAATAAAAAGACCTATGCCAAAAGTTTCAGATGTTAGTGGTACATTAAGTAGTACATCAGGATCAACAAATGTATTCTATCCTTCAGTTGCTAATCAGATATCAGGTCCTCAAGCTTATATTCAACCTAATTGGACAAATAATGGTTTAGGTACTAATCTTGCTCCTGTAGTTGATATGTCTTGGGTCACAAATAATGGTTCAGATATATATCAAGCTTCAAGATTCTTAGGAAGAACTGGATTACCTATTGGTTCTACTGCTGATACGCAGACTGGACAACTTACTATGACCTATTCTTATTATACATATAGAGAAGATGCTATAACACATGGTTTTGGTAGATTAAATCCACATCCAGCATCTACTTTTCATTCTATGAATTGGAGAAGAGCAACAGGATTTTTTGATATGGTTTATTATAGAGGAGATGGTACTTCTAATCATACTATTGATCATAATTTGGGAGCAGTTCCTAAAATGATAATTGTAAAAAGAGTTACAAATGCAACATCTTCTGTTACAAGCACAGGTAATATGAATTGGACAACATATCATTCTGAAATAGGTAACACTAAATATTTTAACTTTGGTCAATCAGCCGTTCCTTCTACTGCTAGTGCTGCTTGGAATAACACAACTCCTACAGCTACACAGTTTACAGTAGGTAATGGTCAATATGTTAATCTTAGTGATGGTTTATTTCAAGCATTATTATTTGGAGAATTTAGTGGTGTATCAAAGATAGGATCATATACAGGTGGTGGAACAAATAGTGTAACTGTTGATTGTGGTTTTACCAATGGAATAGATTTTTTACTTATTCAAAATATTAGCAGTGCTGATCATGCACATTTATTTAATAGACAACTTGGTATAACAACATCAGCAGGTAATGATACTTCTCTAGAAGTTAAACAGTACATCGGTGGATTTATTACAAGTGATGATTCAATACAACAGCATAGTTCTGGTTTTACATTAATGCCCAACGTAGGTAATTCACAAGCAAACATTAATGGAGATACCTATGTTTTTTATGCAATAGCAAATAGCACATAGATTAAGGAGAATATAATGAGTGAATTTAGACATACAAGTGGTGCAATCAAAACAGAAAGTCAAATTAGAGCAGACAATCCTAATACATCTTTTCCTAGAGGAGTGTTACCTGCAGGAATATTATCAGATTTAGGATATACAGGCATATTGCCTACACCTCAACCTAATCCATCAGCATCCACTAAGATAGTAGTAAGAGATGGTATTGAACAAGATTCAGACAAGAACTGGGTACAAAAATGGATTGAGAAAGATAGATTTTCTGACATAGAGGGTGGAAAAACAAAAGATCAACAGGATGCTGAATATCAAACAGAGTTAGACAATAGACAAAAAAATATTCTAAGAGGTACAAGAGAGCCATTACTAGCGGAAGCTGATTGGCAAATACATAAGATTGAAGATGCAAGTGGTGATGCTAGTGCATGGAGAACATATCGACAACAGCTACGTGATATAACAAAAGCATCAGATATTTATGATGTAACTTGGCCTACTAAACCATCTTAATGTTTGATCCAATTACGATTGGTGCTTGCCTGACCACAGCAAGTACAGCATTTTCTGGTCTAAAGAAAGCTTT